ATCTATCTTATAAACTTTGCTAAATAGCTTCTGATGTTCTCTTTCTTTATCCCAAGGTCCAAACTCTTTGCATAGTCTATTAACAATATGCATATCAAATCCAATAATATTAAATCCAACCGGTATAGGAGCAAAGAACGCATCTCCCTTCCAGTTATATTGATCAACAAATTTTACAAACTTTGACCACACAGATTTAAGCGACGGAGCTTCCGCTAAAGCTTCTCTAGTTTTTCCAGTAACTTTTAATGCCTCATCTTGAATTGGATCTAAACCGGCGGCAATTGCTAATTCATCTTCTAATATGGGTTTGATTTCACTATTAAATTGACCCTTCACAGCTAGATTTCTACCATCTAAAGCTATTGCCGCAATTTGTGTTGGTTGAGTTTTGTGTGGATTTCTTGACCCTGTTTCAAAATCGAATATAATATAATCTCTATTAGCCATGCTTATCTCCTGTTAGTTCTTGTATCATCATGATTTTATCTAGCAAATTAACGCCTAGCACATCAAACTTAACATGACCAAGACTTTCTAAGTCAACCATTTCAAGTCCAGCAATTTTTTCTGTTGAGCCTCTTTGCTTGACCATTGGGCAAACTAGATTTAGTTTTTCTGCTGATATAACAACTCCAGCAGCATGTTTTCCTTGTGTTTTGAATGTGCCTTCAATTTTAATGGCTTGATCGAAATATTGTGCATATGTTCCATCTAGTTCGCCATTATCATTTATGTAACAGAAATCTCTTAGTTCTGACGGTCTATTTATCAAAGCCCATCTTATAATGGATCTTTCCTCATCATCCATGTCTGCAAGTTGATCTGATATTTCAGCTTCATTTGGCACACTTTTGGTAATAGCGTTCATTTCACTAAAAGAGCAAGCCTCATGAACTCTTAATACTTCTTTAATAGCACTACGCCCCTGTAGCCTACCAAACGTTATCATTTGACTAACATGGTCGTGGCCGTATTTGTTTTTTAGATAAGATATTACTTCGTCTCTTTTCTTGCCGGGAACGTCCATATCAATATCTGGTAGAGAAATATGATCTTCCGAATTTCTACCAGCATTATAAAATCTTGCAAATAGTAAATCAAATTCCATAGGATCAATCTTAGTAATACCAATTAAATATGATATCAAGCATCCGGCGGCTGATCCTCTACCGGGGCCACAAAGCCATCCCATCTTTTCAGCATTGCTAATAATGTCCTGCACAATCAAGAAATAACCGAATAGATTAGCTCCTTTTATTACATCAAATTCTTCCTTGAATCTTTCTAGATATTTTTCTTTGTCTTCTGCGTTAGAAACCTTGTCTTGTTCAATAAGTAAAGTCTTCCATCCTATTCTGCAAAGCTCTTTGAGGTATTCTTCTTCTGATTGATTATTTGGACATGGAAACTTTGGCAGCATTGGTTTATTTAATATATCATATTCTTCACACTGGTCATATATAGAATCTTCCAATGTGAAGGTTAAGTTTTTTGATTCTTCACTATCTAAAACGTAGTAATTATCAGACAAAAAATACTTAGCCATATCTTTATGTTCGTTTTGGAAGTCTGAGATTTTCATACTCTTTTGAATTTTAGGCAATGTGGTTTTCATTTCTGAACACAATAATATTCTATGCAAGTCAGCGTCTGCTTTATTTGTGTAGCAACTAGCTTCTGGCATATCGCAATTATCTATCTTTATTAGATTATTTCTAGACAATATCTTTATCTGAATAGAATGCAATAATATTCCATCGTCATCTAAAGATGATACTAATTCAATAAGATCGTGCCAGCCATTTTTGTTCTTGGCAAAAACAGTAAATGTTTCAAAAGAGCAACCTATAATTGGCTTTATGCCATTTTTCTTGCAAGCTTTGTAGAAAGCAACTGCGCCAGAGATCGTGCTATAATCACAAAGCCCACAAGCCTTATATCCATTAGCCTTACATTTCTCAGCTAATTCTTCTGGTTTAGAAAAACCTTTAAGTAAACTATAATGCGTATAATTATTTAATGGAAACCAACTCAACATATTCTCCTTTTTCAACGTGTTGCTATATTATAGCGTGTTTCAGCGATTTTTTACAATTTTTACATCCTTCTTGTGCTGATTGAATGATCTGTTTAATTTCTTAATAAGAATAGATCCGGCTCTTTCAAAAAAACATGGAAAAAAACTATGTATTATCAAAAATAAGCCAGCTTCTATACATAGAAATCCATGACTTATCGCAAACTTCCAATGCTCACGATAAGTCATGTTATTTTCTACTAGATGATTCTTAGCACGATCAATGATTCTCAAGTCTATTACTCTTCTCTAACTAAAGTAACACCAATAGATGGCATGGATGGTGGTAGTGTGTCAGCAGCCACAAATTCTATTGTAGCTGGTTCGCTCACATTGCCAACATCGTCAACGTCTACCAAAGAAAGCTTGACTATATCGCCATCTTGAAAAACTTTTTCTCCCAAATTAATTGTTGTTGCCGAATAAACATCTGTAGCTACAGCTTCTCCGTTTACTGTTACCACAAGTCTACGCTCTACGACATCGTTATCAACCGGTGCGGCACATGTTATTTCATAAACAAGTGACATTTTATTGACTCCCTTTTCTTTACGAACATATAAATATTTAATATAGTGAGGCTGTAATGCTCGTTTATACAACCTCATTATTCTCTTACGTAAAACAAATAAAACTATTATTTGTACTACCAGTGTAGACAGTATGAATATTACCACATTCTGCAACTCCAGTACCTAGCTTTCCACTTTGGACCCGGATTGTCGCAATTGTGTCTAGCCCTAAAGCTTTTGCGTCTTTCTGGGATATTCTTTTTTATTGTCATATTTGGATCACCAAATCTAACAATCACGACATTACCGCTTTCATTCTTGGTGTATACTGCAAACTTCTTGGGACCATTAGAAGTTCTAAAAGGTTTATTAAGAGTGACTTTGCGACCTTGATATTCAGCCGCATAAGATTCCGTTTCCATTTCTGGACCTTCTGGTTCTTCTGTTTCTAATTCTGATGGTTCTTCTACATATTCATCTTCATATTTGCCGGGTTCATAATATTTTACAAAATCATAAACATTTTGAACATAGATCTCTGCTTTAGAAATCATATCTTTTGTCCAATCTTGAAATTCAACTGGAATAGACATTGTATTTAACTTTGTAACTATTTCCATTAATTGATCGTGCATTTTTTGAATTTGCTCTAGAGCCATCTCGTTGCCGCCAGACTGAGCTTTTTTCCAAGACTTTGGATCTGGACGGTCTGGATCTCCCGGCTTTGCTGGTTTATATTTCTTTCCCATTCTTTCTTTTTTCTTTCGAATATTTTCCCAAAGTCCCGGCTTTTCTGCCGCAATGTCCCATTCCTCTACTTCTTCGCCAAAGTCTTCATATTCAGCTTCTGCTGGAATATAAAAATTTTCCTCTGTTAGTTCTTCTTCGTATCCATTTTCTAATGTCAATCTAAAATCTGCCGCTTCCACACAGTCACAATCTGCGGTGGCTTGATCTATACAAATAGCCACTCTCTGCTTGTCATCTGGATAATCTTTTTTCATTACCTCATCACTCATGCAGCGAGATACAAATTTAGTTTTTTCTTCATCTTTTTTACGGTTAGGAATCGGCATAATATTCTCCTGTTATTCGAATTGAGCAGATGCACAATTGACGCATATTCCATCATATGCATCTAATATACTATTAATGTGATTTTGTTTACCCCAGAAATCCTTAATAATTTGTAGAGAATTTAACACTATAGCACCACCTTCTTTGCTTCTTCTAGTAAGTTATTCAAACTCCAATCTGGAATTTTTGTTTTAAAATGATTGTAAGTATCGGTTATCATATAATGATTTGGATCTTTTGTTATTTCTAGCCAACCAACGAAATAATTCCAAATTCTATCTTCTAATATCAATGGATATTTAACGCCGTTTGGGCGAGAAAATCTATGCATCCATTTTAATTGTGGTATACATATATTTTTACCGCCATTTCTTCTGAATTTTTCAGCTATATATCCTTCTTCTGCACCAAATCCTTTAAAATGTGGAGATATGCCCGGCCAATTCTGTTTTTCAAAAGAACATAGCCCCATACCCTGCATTTTAATTTCAAATGGCTCTCCTTTGTCGTAAGCTTCTTTATTGGTATGCCACACACCATACATGTCTCCACTCCATTTTGGATCAAATTCTGTGGCATAATTAATCAAATCATCATAAATCAATGGGCCTTGGATTAAATCCTTACAGTTTGGATTATTGTTGTAATAATTAAGTAGATGATCAATGGCGTTAGGCACAAGTAATATATGGCAATCTAATATTAATATATATTTACCTTCGGCATGATCTACTATAGAATACTTATTAAAAGAAGAACATACGTCATTTTTTTCTATATATCTAGCACGATGCACCCAATGCGTTGCTAATCTTTTTAATTCTTCCCCATGTCCCCCGCCGGGATTATTATCTAGTATGATAAATTCAATATCATTAGATTTGCATATTTCATGATGCATCCGCAAAGATTGGAGCGTAAAATACGTTCCATCGTAATCGTCGTAAGTAGACATTCCAATGGTTAATAGTTTATTTGTCATATATCTCAACCCGGAGCGGAGTAAAACCCTATATCAAAACCTTTCCTAGTGCATTCTTCCACAGTTTTACTCATACCGTGTTGCTTTAGGTGGTCCTCTATATAAATACACATATTTTTATCGGTATTAGGCCAATTATGCTTGCAATAGTGGCACAATTTAGTACATTTCCAATTAGATCTATCATTAGAAATGGGTCTTGGCTTATTGTTATTCTGAATGTCTTTATACTTATTTTTTAACATGTTAAGGAATTTGTCATGATCTGACTTATCAAAACACATTGAGAATGGTCCTCCATCCTTAATGAAAAATATAGACATAATAGTTTGATGATAGTCTGGGAATAGTTTGGAAATAGCGTAATTGTAGAGTAATAGTTGCGGATCTGAGCATAGCTTTTCATATGTTTTTTCTTCTCCAGTTGCCCAATCTAATCTCTTCCCAGTTTTCCAATCAATTACTTCTATTATTCCTTCTTGTGTTTCAGTAACTAAGTCTATAGTTCCTTTTATAGCAAGTTGCCCAGTAACAGTTTGACCGTCTGGCATTTCATATGTATATTTAGCCCAATCTTCTTCTATTGGTAAATCGAAGTGCGGTTCCGCTGCTACTATTTTTCTATTCCTTGGATCAAATTGACCATCATTATAATTTAGAGTATTCCAAACCAACTCATTACAATTTAACGTATCTGCCTTCGTGAAAGAATGAGCAGATCCACCTGTATAAAAATTGAAACTTCTTTTTATTAAATCATCAACAAGAGACTTTGTGAATAGCTCACTTTTCTTAATTTCTACCCTTCCAACAGCATCGTCATCTATTGTCAGCTTAGTTTTCTTTGGTTGATCTTGCATTTCTTTTTTAAGCTTTGCAAGAACTTCCATGACTTTATGCACAATAGTTCCAAGCTCTGCTTTCTTTCCGCTAGCAGGCTGATGACCAAGCACGTAAGTAATGAAGTATTGCATTTCACAATATGCATAATTATTATAGCTTGATGATCTAATATATGTTACAATCATATCAATCTACTTTCCATAGCGTATTTATATTATCAAGCACTTTACAAAAGTCTTGAATACTAATATCGCGGTTATCTATAATATGTGTAAACTTATTCCAATCAAATACGTCTTCATCTAGGGCAGATTCGCATGTGATTGGATCGTGGAATATATCTCTTTTGAGCCTTATAACTACACCATTATTATCAGATATAGCTTCTACCTCATTAGGAAATCTAACATCTGGAATAATAGCTATGTGCGGATCTTCTGTAACAATTTTATTAATAGTGGCTTTTATCCAAGCATCTGACTTTATATGTCTTACAACCTTAGTACCAAAGTATTCAAGGAAGTCTCTATGAGTCATGCCGCCCTTCTTGGTTTCATTTGTAGGCATATCTTCCCAAGAAAAACTTGTTTTGGAATTCTTTTGCTTATCAGTTCCATATACATTCTGAGCATTAAGTCCAAATAGATTAATAGCTATATCTTTAAGAGTATCAGCGAAATGATATACTTTAATATAAGGCCACAGTTCTTTTTCTGCGTATTCAATAAAGGCTCTATCTTTTCTAGTAACATCAAGAATACCATAACCAGACTTACCAGATTGGTCCACAGTATTAATAGCTAAATTTCCATCATCATTAATAAAGAAATCTGATACCATATTTTTACTCTTTAGAACACACCCGTTGATGTAATTAGCAGCAGTATTCTTACCAGACTGCTTTCTACCAGAGATACCTATAATCTTAGCCATTAATACGTTCCTTTCAATTTCGATAAAATCTGATTTTGAATCTGCTCTATTGACATATCGCCAACATCTTTATTTAGCATCTTTGGAAATGTTAACTTATAGAATCTACTTAACTGTCTTTTGATTTTAACTTTGGCTTCTCTTCCAGCTTGATCATTGTCTGTCAATATAACTAAATGTGTTATAGGGAGTTTAATTAGCTTGTTTTCTTGTTCTTTGCTGATTGTTTTTCCGAAAATGCTTACAACGTTAAACACCCCAGCTTCGTATAATTTCCAAACATCGCCTTGTCCTTCCACAATATATAGACAAGATGTTTCAATAGCTTTGGGGATTGCTCTGTGATAATTATAGAAGAAATGTCTCTTATCAAACCCCTTGGGATAAATAAGAAATTTTGGTGAGACATATTCTTTTGTTGTTCTTCCTATCATTCCAACATAATCTGTGCCAGTATCGTCGTGTATAGGTATTATAGCTCGTCCACGCATTTTTGAACTAGATTCTTCACAGTCTCCTACCTCAAAATGTTCTAGAGTTTCTGCTGCAAATCCACGGTTTAAAAAATACTTTGATGGCATAACAGCATTACATTGTATATCAATTTTTTTATGCTTGTATATTTCTGCGATATGGTTTATAGTAGATACCATATTAACAAAATCATCTTCTACCTCTAGATCTGTTTGTTCAATTTTAGTATATGTATTATTTATATTTAGTAGTTTACATGCCCACTTGAGAGCTTTTGAAAAATCAATATCTTCCCCAGACTGTGCTGATAAAGCACCAATAATTAATCCAAAGATATCATTTTTAAATTGATGTTGACAATCTCTGGTCCAGCATTTCCATATACCTTTACTGGCTGAATATGAGAATGCTCTTGGGTTATCGCTACTATCGTGAATGGGACATGTGCAATATATATTATCTCCAAACCTTTCATATTTCATGTTAAGCTTGGTGAAAACAGTTTCGCAGTTTTCATTCAGTTTCTGTTTGATTTTCTTCAAGTCCATTGGCTATCTTTATTTTAATAAGTGATTCTGTATTTGCTAATCCGGTGTCGCCAACTGGCTGGTTTTTAAACTCATTTCGTGTTTTCAACTCTGTTAATTTAGCATGTGATCCTTGCATAACCATATTGATATAATCTCCATCATCTAGGCCAGCACCGTGTCTTGATACTATTGGTACTAATTTTCTATTGCCAGCATTTGGGCCGTCTTCTGCTAACTCTTCTGTGGATTTTATCTTAAATATTGAGAATGAAGTACATAGCCATATTAACCTATCCGATCCGCTTACGGCATCTGTGCTTTCTTTTGTGATGCCATCACGATTTAATTGAACAAATGATAAGCATGGTATATCTAGCTTAACGCATAGATTATGCAAGGATGTTATCTGAAAACCAAGGGCTTGATATTCTTGTATATTATTCGTAATAGAGCTAGATGACATTAGCTTAAGATAATCATATATTATTAAACAGTTGTTTGTTTTGCCGGTGTCATCTTTCTTTACTTCATGCACAACCCATCTCTTAATGAGATTCAATATTTGTTCAAATGGTTTTCCGGCCACGCTAATGTAACAATATGGAATTGACTCTAGTTTTTTAACTGCGTCTAATACCTTTTGATGTTTTTCTTCATCGTTAATAAATTTGCCGGTTGCAATATCATTAATAGGAACGCCGCTTATATTTGCTATTAATCTATTAAGATGATCTTCCTTGCTCATTTCTGTATCTAGCACAAGGACCGGAATTCCCGTAGAAGAAACGTTTAATGCAACATTATCAGCGAATACCGATTTTCCAACTTTGGGTCTTGCAGAAACAAGGTCAACGCATTTACGTCGCAGACCACCACCAATTGCTTCGTCATATCTGCTGAATCCAGTTGGAATACCAATAATATCACACTTGTTATCTCCTAAGAATTGAATGTAATCATTTGCTCCAGCACCAATTTTTTCTGGGACATCTCCACCGTCATCTTCTCTAAGAAAATCCGTTACTGGATTCTCTAGGATTTGAATAATTTCATTTATGGTTTCGGTGCCACTTATGTCCTCAATATCTTTGTGGATTTTTGTTGTTAGCTTTTTAATTTTACGAGCAAATTCAAATTTCTTAGCCTGTATAGCAAAGCTAAAAATATTATCTTTGTTAACTGGGAACTCAAATAAAGACTTGAGATATTTTAATTCTTGAGAGGTATTAATTACTTCCAAAAATCCTAGTTGATCTGCCGATGACAATACGGATGGAATGTCCACCTGTTGGTCGTTATTAATAACTCTTTCAAGACACTTAAATAGTATCTGATTGTTAACAACGCCAAAAGTCTCTGCACTGATGATATCAGAAACAGTTACATATCCATCTACGCCATGCTGTAATAGTCCAGCCAGCAAAGCTCGTTCTGCACCAACATCTACTAGTTTTTCATCCATTATTATTTCTTTCCAGAACACTTGTTGCAACGATAATACTCTCCATAAGCAAATCGTGGATCTATCTTAAAAGACTTTCCACAAACATGACATTCAACATCTGACTTTTGTGGAGGAGGTCTGCGTCTTGGAGTTCTTTCAACATCTGGTGTTGAAATATCTCTAAACTCTCCAGTGTCTTCCCATTCATTATTTCTAGCTTTCACGGCTTCTTTTCTCCTAGTTTGAGATGTTGTATCTGCCCTTTTCATAACAAAGTTTTCATCTACTTGAGTAGTCTTAACAGGTGTAGGATTTTCATTTCCTAAAGCTTGTAGTAGCTTCTTCTTCTGCTCATCTGATAAAGAATCTATAAATCCACTAAATTCGTTCATGTTCTTTTTCCTTTTTCTAAAAGAATATCAGCTTTGCGTTTGAGTTCGTATACCTTTCCATCTAAAGCTATCAATCTAGATTCGGCCACCTCTCTCATACGATCTACTGATGCTGCGTATGTATTATTCTTTATGATAATCTGTCGTTTAACTTCATGTTTTGTGTATTGACCGAATTCATCATTATGCGATACCACCAATTTTTCAAGCTGGTCATTACACCAGTTTAAAGCAACCTTATTTTTATTAATCTCATCCTGTATGTATGTTGCATATCCATACAATAAATAAGACGTATCAAATGCTTCTTGTTGTGTTAATTTTCTCAAATCTTCTGATGATAGATTAGCGGCTAATAAATATTCTTCACGAAAAGAAGAAAACTTGGTATTGCTAAGATCTATATAGGCATTGATTAAATTAAGATGTTCTGATAGTTTTTCAGACGCTGTTAATGTGTTTTCGCCACTCATCATCACTCTCTTTATAATTTAGGATTACAATGTTTATGTCGTTGATGTCGCACCACTCTATTTTATCTTCATCTCTGGCTTTGGACTTTAAAAAATCTGCCATGTTCTTATGAAAGAATGGACAAAATTCATAATGTTGTTCGCCATGTACTTCAATTCCAAGCTTTATTGATGGAATATAAAAGTCAAGATAGAGAACAGATTTTCTATTAAGTGCTGTGCTTCCCGGTAGTTTAACTTCTTCAAGTATTCTATAGCTATGGTATATCTCTTTTAATAAGT